CTAAATGTCGGCGATTATATTCACATTGAGCTTTGTGGATTTACCACAGATTATTACGACGACGGTCGCAAATTCCAAGTCATCAATATTACAAAAACCGATGGATTTGCGATTTTGCGTATTAAGGGACAACATAATATCGACACGAAAAAGTCGATGAAATGGACGATGGCCAAAGACGATGTAACTCCACAAGATATTTTCAGATTATCAAAAGGTTCAGATGCAGACCGTGCCATTGTTGCGAAATATTGTATTCAAGATTGTAACCTAGTGCATCATTTGATGAACAAAATCGATGTTGTTACTGGTTATGTGGAAATGGCTTCTATTTGCAGCGTGCCTATGAGTTTCTTGGTATTGCGTGGTCAAGGTATCAAACTCACGAGTTATGTAGCGAAAAAGTGTATGGAAAAAGGGACATTGATGCCGGATTTAGACCGAAGTGGAGAAAACGAAGGTTATGAAGGAGCCATTGTATTACCTCCGAAGTGTTCGATGTATATGGATAACCCGGTTGCGTGCGTGGATTATGCATCGTTGTATCCATCTTCGATGATTAGTCAAAATTACTCCCATGATAGTAAAGTATGGACAAAAGAATATGATTTAGAAGGAAATCTTGTGAAAGAAACGGGTGAAAAAGATAAAAATGGTGCATATATTTACGACAATTTACCGGCATATGAATATATCGACACGGAGTTTGATACATTTAAATATGTGCGTAAAACGCCTACGTCAAAAGCAGATAAAGTGAAATCAGGGACGAAAATATGCAGATGGGCGCAATTACCCAATAACGAAAAATCCATTATGCCGTCTATTTTACAAGAGCTTTTGAAAGCGCGTTCTGCAACAAAAAAGCTTATGAAAAAGGAAGAAGATCCATTTATGCAAAATATATTGGATAAGCGTCAATTGGGTTATAAGGTAACTGCAAATTCGCTGTATGGTCAATGTGGGGCAAAGACATCTACGTTTTATGAAAAAGACGTTGCAGCATCAACGACTGCCACAGGTCGTCAAATGATTATGTATGCAAAGGGAATGGTGGAAGAAATGTATGGAAATAAGCATTGTGATACAAAGTGCCATGGAGAGGTATTGACAAAAGCTGAATATGTGTACGGCGACACGGATAGTGTGTTCTTTACATTCAATTTAGAGGACCCAAAAACAAATAAACCTATACGTGGTAAAAAGGCATTGGAAATCACCATTGAAATAGCCCAAGAAGTAGCCGATTTATGCACATCGTTTCTGAAGCCTCCAATGGGATTGGAATATGAAAAAACGTTGATGCCATTTGTATTGTTATCGAAAAAGCGATATGTGGGAATGTTATACGAGTTCGATCACAACAAAGGAAGTATGAAATATATGGGACTGTCATTGAAACGCAGAGATTCATGTGATTATTTGAAAGACACATATGGTGAAATATTAAATATATTGATGAAAGAACACGACCTGGAAAAATCCATTACATATTTAAATAATTGTTTGGATGACTTGGTAAATGGTAGAGTTCATATGGACAAATTGTCGATTACAAGAGCATTGAGAAGTGATTATAAAAACCCATCACAAATTGCTCATAGAGTATTGGCCGACCGCATTGGCCAGCGTGATCCGGGAAATAAACCTAAACCAGGTGACAGAATTAAATATGTTTTCATCGACACTCAATCGCCTAAATCTTTATTGGGCGACCGTATTGAAACGCCGGAATATATAGTGGAAAATAAAAAGAAAATCGACTATAATTATTATATTACGAATCAATTGATGAAACCGTTACAGCAGTTATACGGGTTAGCATTGGAAACAATATGGGAAAATCGAAATAAAAAGGGACTCATAAAAGAATACAAAAAAGACATGGAAAAAATGGCCAAGGATTATGAAAATGATTTAGAGGCTTATGCAAAAGCACGTGAAAAATATTGTTCAGCACGAGTAAAAACAATATTATTTGATGGTGTTTTAACAAAAATAAATAATGACAGAGCCAATTTGAAGTCGATCACGTCTTTCTTTAAAAAAAAATAAACATGTTTAAGCATTATAATTATTGAATGGAATATCAAATGTATAGCTGATTGTATTAAACGATGGGTCTTGTATATTAGTATTTACAATTCTAGCGAAAGAATCCAATCCACTCCGAAGCGAATTATTGATATTATTATTAATATTAGTATTGATATTATCATTTTCTCTTGATTCACGAATAACGTGTCTACATGTTGGGCACGTATTATGCGTTTGAAACCATCTCATGATGGCTTCTCTTTTGAAATAATGGCCACAATGAATAATTTGACATACTTGTTCTCCCGATTCGAATGGGTTATGTGTAATCGGACAAATAGATTCTTCCATAGTATCAGAATATGTAATCATTCGCGTATTAGTTTCAATAACAGACTCTGTTAATCCTCTATTTGTCATATTTATCGGTGTATTCATAGTAGTTAGTAAATATGTCAATAAATCATATTCGAAATTGGTACGACGTGGTTGATTCTGCGTTTCATGATTGGTAGTTAAAGAAATATTTGAATTATTCGCTACAATATTCATCATACGAGAAATATTTCGATTATAATCTGTAACGTTTTCTTGGTATTCTTGAAAGTTAGAGATGTAATTTTGTAAAATGTTTAGAAAATCGGAGTTGAACCGGCGACGCTGTTCACTATTCATATGAATTAATATAAAGATATATTTTTATATCTAAATTAGTTATGGATTTAAAAAAGTATAAATCCAAAGGATTAACGGGACTTTTGAATCTAGGAAATACTTGTTTTTTAAATGCATGTGTTCAAATATTAAATAATACTCCCGAATTGTATTTTTTCTTGGAGTCAAACAAGTTCTCCAATGTGCTAAAAAGCAATGATGACAGTGTATTATTAGTTGAATATAATGAGTTAAGAAATACAATGTTTAATACAAACGGCACCGTGTCACCGAAGAGATTTCTTCATTATATCCAGGATGTATCGATAAAGAAGAATCGCGATATTTTCTCCGGATTCAATCAAAACGATATGGCCGAATTTTTGTTATTTTTAATTGACTGTATGCATAATTCACTGAGTCGTCCGATAAATTCAACAATTTCCGGTGTGCCTGTGAATAATTTGGACAAAAAGGCGATTATTTGTTTCAAATTTTTACAAAATGTATATAAGAAAGAGTATTCCGAAATAATGCACATGTTTTATGGAATCAGTGTATGTGAAATACGTTCTTTATCTGGTGAAAATTATTCATATAGACCAGAGCATTATTTTATGATCGATTTACCGATTGAGAATGACGATACTTTATATGATTGTTTAGAACGATATATAGGCGACGAGTTAATGGACGGGGATAATATGTATTACAATGAGAATAAGAAACAAAAAGAACCGGTTTACAAGCGGACTACATTCTGGAGTTTTCCAGATATTTTGATTATATGTTTGAAGCGATTTTCGTTTGATGGGTCTGAGAAAAATCACAAGCAAATCGATTTTCCTATTTACGATTTAGATTTATCGAAATTTAGTTCGGGGTATAATAAATCTGGTTATATTTATGATTTATATGGAATATGTAATCATATGGGCACGTTAAATGGTGGTCATTATACTTGTTATGTAAAGAAAAACGATAACTGGTTGGACATTAACGATGAATCAATATGTAAAATGGAAGAAAAGGATTTGATATCTAAAATGTCATATTGTCTTTTTTATAGAAAAAAAAACCTTAATATAATATAAATGTCATCGGAGGAAAAAGACAAAGAGAACAAAGAAGAAACTGAAGAAAAGGAAACGAAAACCCCAAAAGAAGTTATTAATAAAATCTTCAGTGAAACCAATGTTACAGTTATATTGTGGTTCATTACAATTTATTTGTTATTGATGAGAACTTTAGGTTTATTTAGACAAGATGATATACCCGTTCAAGCAAAATTGCTGGATTTTGTATTTTTATTGGTGTTATTGAGTTTGATATTTAACGATTTTTATGGACTAAGTAAAGAGAACCGACAAGAACCCCTGTATTCTGCATTTAGTAGATTCAAAACATTTTTGAATGATTACAATTCCATATTTACGGTATTCCTAATGAATGTAGGTCTCTATATCATAGTTCGTCTTTTCCAATTAGACGTGAATAACTTACCAAGTACCATTAACTTTGTGTATTTGTTATTGATATTTACTCTTGTATTTATGTTTGTTATATTTATCGTTCAAGAGTTATTTGGTGTCCCGGTAATAGATGATGTCTATAAAGCATTCAGTAAATATTTAGACGAAGAACCAGAAGAAGAGGACGAAGAAACGGCTGAAGAACAACAAAAAAAGATTAGCGGTGAAGAAGTATATAATATTTCGAACAACCTATACACTTATGAAGAAGCACCTCATGTTTGTCAGGCATTTAACGGACGATTAGCCACATATGATGAAATCGAAGAGTCTTATAATAATGGTGGCGAATGGTGCAATTACGGTTGGTCACAAGATCAAATGGCCTATTTCCCAACACAAAAGGATACATGGAGCAAAATGCAGATAAATACAGAAGGTAAAAATGCTTGTGGTCGACCTGGAATCAACGGTGGATATATGGCGAACCCCAACTTGAAATTTGGTGTCAATTGTTATGGAATCAAACCAGACCCAAGTGATCATGAACAAAATATGATGATTGCAAATAGAGACCGTGTATATCCACGTGGAAAGGCACAAACAGCTATTGACAAGAAGGTACAATTTTGGAAAGAAAATGCTGATAAATTATTGACGATCAATGGTTATAATAAAGACAACTGGTCAAGATATTAAATCACGATAAGAGAATGTATATTATTTAATATTTATTACTGAAATAAATATGAAAGATTGTGTTTGTTTATTTTTTCTTTCGCGAACGGTTTTTTTTATTCGGGTTTTCTTTCATGGTAATATTCTTTTTATTGTGCATGACAACTTTATCGAAAAAATCGAACACGTCGTCATCGATTACTTCGGCTTGTAAAAAATCTACTTTGCATGGGTTTTCAGTTTTTGCGATATATAATCCGGATGGGATGCTTAAATGTTTAATGCGTTCAAGTCCGTCTTTATCGTCAAATTTATCAAAAATATTGCTTATTGGTAATCCAGAACAATTTCCCGAACATTGAACCGATTGAATATATGACATTGTATATATTATACATTGTTTTTATTTTGAATTGTTTTTTCTTATATCAGAATATACTTTTATTTCGCGGTTTTCTTTCAAATATTTCATTATATATTGAATATCATCCGTGTTCTCAATGACTTCTTTTAAACAGTCTTCAATGTAGTTAAATGTTAATGGTGAATATTCTTTCTTTTCGTAATATTTCAAAGTGCAATCGTTGATTTCGATTTTCTTTTGTGTAATGGAATTTGATTCCATGTATTCACAAATAGAGTTTGTCAATTGGGATTTTTTATTTCGCAAAGTTCTCAGGTTTTCATTCAAATTCGATACTTGGTTCTCACATAGCATCCATTGTTTGACATTTTCTATGAATTCTTCTTTTGACATTGTTGTTAATATATATGTATAAAGAATCTTTATACTAATATTTTTGTAACAAGGTTCTCATATATTGTATTTCTTTTTCTTGTGTTTCAATAATAGATTTCGCCAAAGATTTAATATTTTCATCTTGCGTTTTGTTTGCTATATTTGTGCTTGTGGTTAGAGCTGTTGAATGATGAGGAATCATACGTCGAATCCATTGTTCATCTGTTACTAAAAATTGACTTCTTAATAACAATACACAAATACCGGATAAGAATATTCCAATCACAAACACGTAGATATTCAAATGATTCATCGAAAAATAATGCACGAGTTCATGTGCCCATATCATATTAGATGCCATAAATAAGCCACTATAAAACAGTGTTGTAGAAGCATAAAAATCATTGATATTATATGCCAACATATTCATAGGGTTCAAAAAGAAACCAAAGAGAAACATAATGATAAATTGTATAAGTTGGTATTTTACAACGTCCATCATAAATATAAATAATGCTATAAAAAAATTTAAAATATACGATTATAATATATATAATATAATTATGACGTCAATTTATGACCATATTTATTTAATAAGTCTCTTTTATGGATTCATGTTGTCATATTTCAAAAATAATCATCGTAATAAAAGTCATTATTTCAAAATAAAAAACAAAATAAACGTCGACCATTTGAATAAAGAAATACAATCACTCGAAACCGTTGAAGATCTCAATACAATCCATATATACAAAGAGTCGTTGTCATTATCTATGCAAGAACATATCAGTAATTTAAGTTATGAAATATTGGAAAAAATAGGGAATCATTTCATTTATATCCCGGAAATCACCGAAATTTATTACACGGCTAAAACCACACAAAATTCAGATAATTCATTCACAAATCTACATACCGATTCGCCATTTCATTTTTGCAGCACATATCGTGCGTTGGTTTGTATCGAAGCATGTGAAGATGTCACTACAATTATTCCATGTGATAATATTGAAGTAAAATTGGATAAATATGATGTATTGGCATTTGATTATGCAAATACACTTCATTATATTCGATTTAATAATGCGATCAATAAAAATCGCATTGTTATAAAGCTTCATTATGCCAAGACGCCAGTGAGTTATACTTTAACACGACGTTATACACGCTGGGCTCGCAGTTTGTATATAAACAATTTGAAAAAAATCAAATGGACTGGATACGTCATGTTGTATTCACAATTTTTGGCATCTCATACCACGCAAGTAGTGAGTTTTGGTGCATTCGTGTTATTATTAAAACAATATTACAGTTTGCTTTTATTTGAATATATTATGATGGCTTATCCAGTATTGGCATTATATTACATTGGGTTTCAAATGTATTTCGTATTTTATGATTTCTGAACGTATATAAATATATCCCGTTGTATTATATTTATATCACAAACAAAACATAATGAGTGTATATCAACAAAGCAGTTGTGATTTATTTAAAGCGATGAATAGCGTTAATTTATATACAAGCTTATATGTTTTTTATAAACATGGATTTTTGACTGCATTACCGCATTCGATGGTCGTAGTGACATCATATTTTTTTTGGAGAAACACGACTGATAAAATATTGATGAAAATGGATTATAGTGCCGTTGGAATATCCATTTGTTATACATACTACAATTCACTTTTACAGGAAAAAGAAGGAGTCATTACACCATTATTGATGTGTGTTTTATATACATACATTCTCAGTATGCATTTCAAAAATAAAAACGAAGATTATTGTATTTACTTTCATTCATTGACTTATATGATTGGAAATATAGGAATTGTCTACACATTTACATAATACCAAGATGAGTTTTTGTATATTTTATATATACAAAAACATAGCCTCAACCGCGGATCGAACACGGGACCTTTTGCTTACAAGGCAAACGCTCTACCACTGAGCTATTAAGGCATCTTATAAAACGTTATTTGATACATATGGGCTAATTCAAGAGAGCACGCATGAAACCAAATGCACCACCGATCACAAAACCGGTATTAAAAAAATAATTGAAATGATCCTTCAATAGTAAAGAATCGTTAAAACATTTTTTATTTATAAATACAACCGTTAAAACGTGTATATAACCACCTGAAAATGCACCAATTGTTGGCCAAAATAAAAATTTATACATACACCACTTCTTTCTTTCTATATACATATAATATTCTTTTAAGTCATTTTATCTAAAATTCCGGTTCGTGTCGTTTAAATATACATCCATCTTTAGACAAATTACGAATATCACTCAATACATACGGATCAACGTATTCACATGATGATAGCCATATCTTGATAACACAAAAATTTTTCTTAGGAGAAATAGTAATTCCATTGATAATATTACTTTTTTTAACATCTTTCATAAGTGTTTCACCACACAAAGCACAAAATAAGTTCTTCCAAATATTGGTAACATATTTATTAATAACTTTAAAAGAAAAACAACCACCCGTTCTATTTTTCGGGTCTTCCCATAGTGGAGTGATTCCATTTCTCATAACAAAAAGCATACTACTTTTTACAATATATTCATCCATATTTGAATTCAATGCTTTTACAGCATCCACACAATCAATGTCTTTCATAATGTGTTTATAACTTAACAAATTCCAATTGCTATCGTTTGGTAAATGGTAATATAAATCCCATTTATCATTCAACTTTTGGAATGTTAATGGAATACTCATTTACTCCTTATTATACTAATACATTTTTCTTTAAATAAATTTTCTTTTATTGATAAATAGTATACTCCTTCTTATAAAGAATTACACAATCGCAACATGATAAGGTTATATTTTCCAAATCTTTATCAATAATTTCTAATCTATATTTTTCGTCAAATACAAACGGTTCACTTTGATAATACAAGTAACGCTCAATATAAGAATATGATAAAATTTCATTTTTGTAAATATAGTGACTCTTCGGTATGATAATTTCTATCGAATTTTCCATATCAGGATGTTTGTATAAACATTGCAAAAAAAAACGTTGAACCGGCTCTTGTTCGTGTAATAAAAAAAAATCATTCGTATACAACCTACATATAGAGATTTTTTCGTCTTTTATCATGAAAAGTGGTGCAAATTCGGTTTTTGGTA